ATTTTATCCTATCTGCTTGTATTTCTTCCTTACCTACCACAAACCCTGTGAGTTCATCATCTACCCACCCAAATTGTCTACGTGCTTCATCAGCTTCACTCTGACTTTGTAGTTCATTAACCCATGTTGTTGTATATTTCATAAGTTCATCCGTTCTAGTTACAGCTATGCCTTGCATAGATAGTTGTTTCCTTAGTTCTTCTTTTGAAGTTACCGCAGTTAGCGGTATAGTAAACTCTCTTACCCCATCTTTAGGTAAGTGCAATCGCATCACAATGGCTTCCCCTATCTCCGAATCACACACACGTTTGGTAACGTATAAGTCGTTCTGGTATATCATCTTGTCTTCTGGCTCACCATCACCGTCTATATTTCTTATGTATATGCCACCATTCGCACCTCTGAAGTATGGCTTTGGATACTCAGGTATACCGTCTTGTTTTGGGGCTTGTTTAATTTCTTTGCATAATTTAATTGGGGAGTTTATTTTTCCCCAATGAGAACAGTTTGGGCATATTTTTGGGTTATGTTCATCAAATGTAGTGCAATAAAAAGGGCCTTTTATAAGACTAACCTTCTCTTCTGTTAACGCCTCATCGTAACCGTCATGTCCCATAGATATAAAAGCTATGGCTTTTTCTTTATCTGCACATTTCTTAGCTATAGATAATCCTGCTCTCCACATAGGTTCACTTAATGTTTTTCTATTGTCTACTATGTGCTTTATTTGCCCACACCCAACACCCTTTTGTATTTTCACTAACAGGTTTTTAAATTTATGCTCAGAGTTACGTATCAGGGCTTCTTCTAACGAACTTGTTCTTTCGTCAGGTTCTAATCTAGATGGCACTTTCATACCACCGCCTAGCAAATTAGAAAACTGTTCAAAGTCAATGAGGTCGGGTGCTGTATCCCCAAAGAACTCTACACTCTTTGTTATGCCTTTTTTATAATTGTTTGTATACGGAACTCGTAACACTCGCGCTCCATCTGCTGTCACAACTGGGTCTGCTAACAAGTTATGCTCAGTACATAAACTCTTTAGCTTGAGGGCCACTGAATACCAATCATCATAGGGTATGCTAGATTTTAACGCCCAGTACACATGTACCCCATTACCTGAGTTCACCATAACAGGTTTTGGTAGACCTATGTTCTTACAGAACAGCTGGCAAGCAACTAGAGCTTCCTTCTGATTAGGGTAGTCCTTACCCTCACCGCAATCTAAATCTAAGAAGAAAGAGCTAAGAGACTTTATGTTTTGTATTTTTCTTGATTGAGGAGTCTCAAACGTGGACAACCCAAAGTACACATTATAATTTTCTTCGTTTAAATTATTGGCAACATCTATGATTTGATCTATAGAGTTGTAAAACTTTTGTATGGTTCTATCTTCTTTAAACGCCCATACGCAGTAGAAGCCATTTGTATCTAGCACTCTACTAAAAAATGTTTTTAATTCCATAATGTTCCACCCTTATGAATATGTAAATCACGACCAAAGAGGCATGGAGATCCCCTTCAGTCGTGATAATAGTCAATGGTTAATCGTCATCCCAACCATCAACGATAGCACCTAAGTCGTCATCTTTGTCATCAGCGGGCGGAGGGGCTGACTTTTTAACAACCTTCTTAGGTTCTTCTACAGTATCCGACTCTTCCGCAAATGGGTCATCGGACTCTGCAACTGTAAACCCTTCTACATTATCAAAAGGGTTTCTTTCTTCCATAGGAATATATTTAACTACTTGTACGCCACGCAACCTTAAAGAGACGTTTTGTTTCCCCCCAAAATCATATGGTGTAAATTGTACAGCAACATTGACGGTACTGCCAGTGGTTAATAGAAAATCATTAGGTAACTTGTTACCCTTTGAATCAACTTGTAGAGGCTTTATAGTCGCTACGTTTTTATACGCACCCTTCAGGGTTGACTTATGAGTGTAAGTGCCATCATCGTCCTTCACAAAAGGATTCTCAAGCTTTTCTGCCCACTTATCTTTTCTATTATCTTTGTATGCAGTAGACATTGCTTGAAATAATGACTTTGCTGTATCCTTTCCCATCCTAAACTGTATCGAATACTCAGCACTTGGTTCTGTTGCACCACACGCCACAGACCTGTTCTCCTTAGAATCAAACCTATAAGTCTGATTTATTTTAGGCCATAAAGCCTCTACGTTCTTAATAATATATGTATCCATTTCGCTCTCCTAAGAGGTTATATTGTTTAGTAGTCTTCATCAGCGACAAGTTCATCTAGCTCATCACTAGGTATAGTATCCATAGCAGTGTCTATATTTCTTTCGCTTTTATTTTTGGTTAATGCGTTTGTCACATCTTCCACACAGAACCGATAGGTACTATCTATTTTTATATAAGTATCTTTCGGTATGTGTTCTTGTCGTATCCATGAACGGAGCGTAGATATAGAAACTTTAAAATGTTTCGCTAAGTCCTCTATGGTTACAAATGTTCCCGATTTTGTTGTCATTTTTTCCTCACAGAAATTACTACTTCGGTTTCGGTTTCTAAACCCCTTGGTGTTGTATCAGGGTTTTCCTCAAGGAACTCTTTAAGATTAGATTGATTGATGCGTTTATCTAACAACTGTGGAACATTATGTTCAATAATAAAATTGTGCATAGCATCCCAATCGCTAGTCCAATACTTAGTACGTCTAGACCTAAAGAATAAACCCTCTGAGGTTCTTATGCTTTCCGCATTGTGCTTTTCACAATGATCTAGCATTGCCTGTTTGATGCGATCTTGTTGCCTTGCAAGTTTCGCCTCTTTTTCTTTGAACTCTGCCTGAAGCACAGCACGTTCTGCTCGTATTTTTAAGAAAGCTTTTGTAAGCTTATCTGGAGTTACATCCACCATTACTTTACTCCTTATCTATTATATAGTTACATATAGTGAGTATAGCTATGCTAGTCAAGTATTTCTTTGTAAAGATCTATTAATTTTGTGTGTACGTCTATTCTGTTATCTAATAGTCTGTAAACGTGTCTTTCTGCGTTAGATCCTTGTAACTGCACAACAGTCGTTTTATGCTTTTGTCCTGATCTATGCACTCTAGCATTAGCTTGCTCGTAAGTCTCAAGGCTACTCGTAGGCCCCCACCATACGACTGTGTTTGCTCTTGTTAACGTGACACCGTGAGCTGCTGCTTGTGGTTGTATCACGAGTACCTGTGGGTCATCAGTAGTTTGGAACTTCTTAAATATGTCAGTTCTTCTATGAGCAGGTACATCCCCTCGTATTACTTCTGTAGATATACCCTCTGATCTAAGCTTATCTGTCAGTATATCTATAACATGTTTAAACGGAACAAAGACTAAAACTTTCTGGCTCGACTCGTCTATAACTTCTCGTAGCACTTTATATCTGTTCTTCGTATCGAACTCTAATACTGAACCATCGTCTGTATATACTGCCCCTGCGGATATTTGCAGTAGTTTATTCATAGACACAGCAGAGTTTACAGCAGTAATCTGTTCCCCTGTTATCTCCATTATCATCTGGTCTTTCAGCTTCTTATAGTATTTCTTTTGTTGAGCAGTTAATTCAACCATTCTCTTCGTGTAGACCATATCAGGTAAGTCTAGACATTGTTCTTTTGTAAATCTTATAGCAGGTTGCAAAGCCCTATATACTATATCGGTAGCGGTATCTCTTACTTTCCAAGTAAACTTAGACACCTTATACATAACCATATCTTTAAAAGCTCCATAGAATCTAGGTACTCTATTTCTATCGACTAATTTAGCTAGACCGTACGCATCGGCAGGGCTTTGAGAAGCAGGTGTACCTGTCATCATCCACAACCATGTACTCTCTTGTAATATGCTATGTAACACCTTCCATCTCGTAGTTCGCGCGTTTTTATAATGCGTTGCCTCGTCAACTATTATTAGATCAAAGCCACCTTTTTTTATTTCTTCGCGTACTATTGCAACACCATCGTAGTTTATAACCACGTAGTCTGCGCCTTCTTCGATTATTTTTTTGCGTTTGTCTGATGCGCCATGCGCTACCGAAACACTCCTATGAGGTGCGAACGTAAACAAGTCATCACGCCATGCACTATCCATGATTGACAACGGGCATATTACAAGCACTCTGTTTATGACTCCTAAATTAAGGAGGTAGTCTGATGCCCATATCGCACTAGCAGTCTTACCTGTCCCTTGCTCGTTAAAACAAAAAGCTTTCTTATTCTTTGTTAAAAAAGATGAGGTAGATATCTGATGCTTAAAAGGTTTATGTTTCCCAGGCCATTGATAGAGTGCTTGTATCGGTGATGGCACGTTAATGTTGAGTTTGTTAAGTGTCTGGACTTGTTCTAATCCCCACTTCACCATTACTTCATGGTCGCTTATTTTGCGACTACTTGGTATGACTGAAGTAACTTTGTTAGGCTCACGTAGTTTGAGCAACAAAGACTTGTTGTCTATAATCTGCATCTATTCTCTCTCTGTATTTATTATTTATTTTTTGTGTTTTTTCTTGAGGGCTTCTTTCGCCCTTTTTGCGATTTGGGCTTGTTCGTTTTTCCCAGATACTTTGGCTCGTTGCTCCATGACAGTAAGGATTTGAATTTTTCTAGCGTAAGGTTTGTTAATGTTCTTAACTTTCCTAGCAGTCTCCCTAGCATCTGCCACGGTAGCATACTTAATTGATACAGTGTCTTTAGGATTTTCATCGGTATATAGTCTCCTTCCTGATCCTTTAGGTTTCTTGCCTGTTCCTGTTTTCGGGTCTTTAGCCACGCTTACTCCTCCCATTCCTTGCACGATTTTTAGATGGGCTTTCTAATCTAGTTCCGTCTTTGTTAGACCCACCCTTGCTTAACATCTTATTATGAGACACATCTTTGCCTTTACGACTGATACCTTTCTTGTCGTAGGCACGTCTAGCACGTTGACGCTCCATGCGATCAGGATGTTCTTTACGTTCTTTCTGTTTTTCATATTCTTTTTTGTATGGTCTTTTAGTTTTTGTATAAGCCATTGGTTACTCCTACTTTGATATCCAAATAATCCCACTCAATATAAAGACAAAACCTACGAATAGAGATGCGTAAAAAAATATTTCCAACATTTAATTATTCCCATTATGCACACATTCTACCACAACACAGTGCCGTTTGCATAGCCCACTTGGTCTTGCGTTCCATACGTTCTCTTTGTTAGCAATCTTCATGCGATTGTATTTGAAGAACCACTTATCCCACAACAGGTCACTATCTTCTTTCTTATAAACTTCTTTGACAGCTTTCTTTGCGATAACAAACAACAACCCTGCGTACACCTTTTTTATATCAGGGAAGTGTTTGAACGTAGCCATAGCCATAAGTTCTAGTTGTCCTTTATCTGCATAGTTAGCAGACTTGCTCGTCTTATAATCTACAACCCATGCTTCTTTGTCGTCTATAATAACTAAGTCTGCTATACCTCGCCACCAAACACTTTCATCTCTGAACTCACATGGTTCTAAATTAGCATCAAGTCCCATCTTTATCTCTGTTAACTTGTTACCACGTCTTCGTTTAAGTGCTTCGAGGACCTCGTTCATGTATGAAAATTTTGGAGGGACAGGCTTACCGTCACGTATATATTCTTCAGCAACCAAGTGAGCTTGCGTTCCATAGCGCATAGCTTCAGTGTTAGGCTCTTTATAATCTTTAGCAATATTCAAATGGTAAAACTTCTTCGGGCATTGCTCAAAGGATTTTATTTTACTAAATGACCAAGGGGTTATACTCATTTATCTTCTTCTTCTTCGTATTTATCGGTATGTCGTCTATAGGAGGTTATTGAGTTATAGGTGTGTCCACACTCATTACACACCTTACCATGATTACTTATGTGACTAACAATGCGCTCCAACCGCTTAAACTCTTGATAAATATTTTTCTTTGGCATATCTTCCTTTACCTCTTGCCAAGTACACC